GATTGGAAGCGTTCTGACACAGGTGCTACAATCGCAGCAGCGTAAGGAGCTAGGTTATGAGTAGGTTCAAACCAGCTTCTGAAGAAGAAATTGCACGGCGCGGTTCTGAGACTGTCAAGGTTCGCGCTCGAAACTCAGACGGTACGTTAAAAGCTGACGATCCTTCTACGCCTGATGTAAATGAGGCATGGACAGATGCGCCAGTTAAAAAGAAACGTGGCCGTCCTGCCAAGAAAAAGGAATAGCAAATGGCTGATATTTCCTCAGTAAAAACGCTAAGTGATACTCCCAGAGAGGCAGTCATAGCATTCCAGTATCAGTACGTTGATACTGGCGATGAGAGTGCTGTCCTAAAAATTGATGTTTCTACATTAACCCCTAACGCAAACGGAGATCCCTGCATTGGGGTTCGTATTGTTGAGGGCTGGTGGGTCATTAAAAGCATGACCGTTGAAGTGCTGGCAGACGCTGACACTGATGTGATTATGATGCACATTGGCGAAGACGATATTGGATACCATGACTTTAGCAAATTTGGTGGTCTTCCATCGACTTTGTCGTATGGCACGAACCCAACTGGTGATGTGAAGTTCACAACCACAGGGGCAGGGGCCGTTGGTGATTCTTATCAACTCGTTCTGCGAGCCATCAAGGAATATTAAGGAGTAGCCAAATGGCTCAGATCTCATCAATAACAAGAATTGGTAAAACTGAGCCATTTGAACTTCAGGTGGCTAGAGACCAAATATCTTGGCACGACAAAGTTCATAAGTTTGGGTTTAATCCTCTTATAAATGATGCAGAAGAAACTATTTGGGATGTTGGTGGTATATACAGCTATCCGTCAACTGCGGTAAAAATGACTGCAACAAGCACAGATGGCGCTAATGACGAAGATGTGCAGGTAACCATTCAAGGCTTGGACGCTGATTATAACGAGATCTCTGAAACAGTCACATTAAATGCCAGCGGGACTAAAGAAACCAATTCTTTTTTCTTGCGTGTGTTCAGGGCGTTTATAGAGGGATCTCAAGAGCCGTCTGGTACGATAAACATTACCAATACTGGGACAACGTATGCCCGTGTAACGCTGGGAGACAACCAAACTCTCATGTGCGTCTGGACCGTCCCTGCTGGATATACGGCGTATCTTTTACAAAAAGATGTTACTTGTCTCACTGAAGCAAATAACAAATTTGGCACGATCCGCTTGGTCTCTAAAGAATTTGGCGGTGTGTTTAAAACCAAAGATAAGTTTGCAGTGCAAAATGGCCACACTGATATAACTTACTCAATTCCTCTTTCTATTCCAGAAAAGACGGATATTGAGGTTCGTGCCGTGGGTAGTAGTTCAAACTCTGAATTGCACGTTTCGGCTGGTCTGGACATTATCTACATCAAAAACGATGGAGCTACATAATGGCTACTTCAGGAACAGTTGGTTTTAGACCAGACGTTGAAGAAATCATAACTGAAGCGTTTGAACGCTGCGGGTTAGATCCTCAAATCCAAACGGGTGATCGGGCTGTATCTGCACGGCGTAGCCTCAACCTACTCTTCTCTGAGTGGGCAAACAGGGGCATTAACTACTGGGCAGTAGAGCAACAGACTTTGACGCTTGTAAACGGCACAACGTCTTACGCACTGCCTGTAGGAACTATAGATATTATTGACGCAGTTGTGCGCGATAGTGCTGGAACAGATACTTCTGATCAGATCATTAACCGTGTATCAATTGCTGATTACAATCAGCTACCAAACAAAAGTTCCCCCGGCAAGCCAAGCCAATATATGCTCGACAAGCAATATACGCCTGTCGCATACTTTTGGCAGGTTCCTGATCGGGATACATACAGCATGGTTTACTGGGCAATCAGACAGCTTGAAGATGTCACGGCATCAAATCAAGACGCAGATATTCCATATCGCTGGAACGAATGCATCTGCGCTGGGCTGGCCAGTAAAATATCGCTGAAGTATGCAAACGAAAAGTTTCAGATCTTAAACGAAATGTATGAACGTGCCTTCGCGTTTGCGGCGGCATCTGACAATGATGGTGTAAGTTTGAGGATTCAGCCAACTGCGCTGAACTTATCTTAATGGCTAAATACGCAAGCGGAAAAAAATCCCAAGCGATAAGCGACAGAAGTGGTCTAAAGGTTCCATACACTGACCTGAAGACCACTTGGGATGGCTTGCGTGTTTCACCAGAAGACTGGGAGCCAAAACAACCGCAGCTCACGCCTGCAAAGAATGTTGTCGATGCGACAGCACTATTTAACCCACGCCCAGATACAGACCCCGAAAATGCAGAGGTATTTATAGGGTACAATTTTGATCCGTTTATCGATCCTAGACAGCGTCCCGGTGTGGGTGTCCACGGCCAAGGTTCAATTGGATTTGTTAGTGAAGTTCACTTTGATCGTGTTTTTGATGTAACTGGCGTGTCTGGCACGGGCGCTATAGGCACGGTAATTGTGTCTGACAATGAAGATGTTGTGGTTTCAGGCGTAGCTGGTACAGGCGCAACAGGAACTGAAACATTCGCTCTTGATGCAGTTCCATCAAGTGCTATTGGCGTGGGCGCAGTAGGAACTGAAGTTCCTGAAGTTGAGCTTTTTGAGACAGGTGTTTCTGGTACGGGCGCTCTTGGCGTATCTACATTTGCTATTACAACAGACGCTCCAGTAACATCCGTCATTGGTACGGGCGCAATAGGCAGCGAACTGATTGAAACAGACGTTCCTGACCTAAGTGTAGCTGGCACGGGTGCTATTGGAACAGAGACATTTGAAACCTTCTTAACTCCAAATGCATCAGTTGGCACAGGCGTAATAGGTGCTGAAGTTCCTGAAGTTGAGCTTTTTGAAACAGGTGTTGCTGGTACGGGCGAAGTAGAAGGCTTTGGAATATCTGGCAATGGCAACATTCAATTGCTTGTGACGGGTATTTCAGGTATAGGTGCAACGGGCGCTATTGGCGAAGAAGTTTCAGCGTCTGAGGCTATTGAGACAGGAGTTAATGGCACAGGAGCCATAGGCACAGTCGGCATCCTAACTGAATTGGGCTGGGGTATTGGCGAATGGGGCCAAGGAGCTTGGCAGGCTGATACGCAGCCATTCCCAGCTTCGGCAATCGGTACAGGAGCTGTTGGTTCAGTTAGCATATTCGTCACGACATATTGGGGTCAAGATGGATGGGGCGAAGGGCAGTGGCAATGAGGATAGATAAGTGAACTATACACAGCTAGTTGCAAATATTCAGAACTTCTTGGAAGATGACAGCGCAGAGCTGCAAGCATCTATTGATCAGATCATAGAGCAAGCTGAGACAATGATTTTTCAGCGGTTGCCTAATCTGCCCTGCTATCGCAAAACCACTACAGGAAGTATGGTCGCTGGAACTTCTGACTATACAATCCCTACTGCAAGGATGATACGTCAAGTATCCATTATATCTTCTAACGTGGCTTCTTATCTGAACCATAGAGTTGATTCATATATACGCGATTATTCTCCAAACGCGACAACGCAAGGCACTCCCATTATGTACAGCACAGCAAGTGCTGGTACTGCTGGAACTGTGATAACTCTTGCCCCTACTCCAGATTCTACTGACACCTATCAAGTAGATTTTATTGCCCCTGAAACGGGCCTGAGTTCAGGTAACACAAACAACTGGATCGGTGATAATGCCGAAAATGTGTTGCTTGCAGCGTGTCTATATGAGGCTTCAGCCTTCCTCAAAGCTGGGGAAACACTGGCGCTTTATAAGACACAATTTGACGAAGCAGTGCAACTTACAGTACAAGAAATGCAACGCGATTACGCAGCAGAATATAACGGAGGTCTATAATGGCTATTACTCAAGCAATGTGTACAAGTTTCAAGGAAGACTTGTTCAATAAACTACAGGATCTTGATACTGACACAATCAAGATTGCGCTGTACACTTCTTCAGCGACATTGGATGCAACTACGACTGCATATACCACAAGTAATGAAGTGACTGGCACTGGCTATACTGCTGGTGGCGAAACTCTTGCCAACTCAACTGTGGCCACAAGTGGTACAACAGCATATGTTGACTTTGATAACCCAGAGTGGACGGGCGCTTCTTTCACATCTCGCGGTGCGTTGATTTATAACGACACAACAGCAGGCGACAATTCAATCGCTGTTTTGGATTTCGGCGGAGACTTTACAGTTTCGTCAGGTACATTCCGCATCGTATTCCCAGCACCCGGCGCGACTGCTATCATTCGCATCGACTAAAACAAGGATAAATTGACATGGCTTCAACCTATGTAAATGACCTTCGCCTCAATGAGATGGCAACTGGCGATCAGTCAGGCTCATGGGGAACAGTCACGAATACTAACCTCGAATTGATCGGTGAGGCGTTTAGCTATGGCACAGAAGCCATAACAACTAATGCTGATACCCATACAACAACGATTGCTGACGGGGCTTCAGATCCCGGCAGGGCAATGTTCTTAAAGTACACAGGTGCTTTGGATAGCGCATGTACGATCACTATAGGTCCAAACACTGTCAGCAAGATGTGGTTTATTGAGAACGCTACTAGCGGATCTCAAAACATTATCATTTCTCAAGGCTCTGGGGCAAACGTCACAATTGCGGCGGGTCAAACCAAAGCTGTGTACAGTGACGGTGCTGGCGCTGGCGCTGCCTTTGTAGATGCATTTGCTGCGTTGAATGTCGCGGGTGTTTCTCCTACGGAAATTGGTGTTCTAGATGGTATTACCGCTACAACAGCAGAGTTGAACTACAACGACATCACGACTTTGGGTACGGTTCAAGCGTCCAAGACAGTTACTGCGGATGCAAATGGGAATGTATCCTTCGGCGACAACGACAAAGCCATCTTCGGCGCTGGGTCTGACCTACAGATTTACCATGATGGGTCTGATAGTTATATTAGTGACCAAGGCACAGGCAATATAATCTTAGACGTAGACGATAGTTTCCAAGTTAAACGTGGGACTAATACTTCTGCTTACTTTGATACAAATGCTGAAGTCACGCTTTACTACAACAACGCAATCAAACTCGCCACCACCACCACAGGCGCAACCGTAACAGGAGACGGTACGTCTGAAGCAATCCTTCGCGTAGACACCAATTCAAACGACAAAGGCGATTATCGTATTCGTGTTGAAGATGGTGCATCTTTTGGCACAATGTACTTTGAAGATTTTGCGGGTGCGAGTTGGACTAAAAATCTTGGACTACAAAGCAACGGCGAAGTTTACTTTTATGAAGACGGTGGAAACGCAGTAAAATTCTACTGGGATAGTGTGAACGAAGCAACTGTCCACAAAGACGGTGTGAAGGCAAATTTTGGAGACAGTTCTGATCTCTCCATTTATCATGACGGGTCTAATAGTTATATAAAAGATCAAGGCACTGGTAATTTAAGGATAAGTTCAAGTAAATTTGAAGTCTGGAACCCAGCAGTCAACGAAGTTATGCTCCAATGTGTAGAGGATGGTGCAGTTAGGCTCTACCATAATGATGCTGAAAGAATCGCCACCACCACCACAGGCGTAAACATCACAGGCACAGCGGTCACTGACGGCGTTACTGTAGACGGAACCTTGGACATTGAGGAAGTGTTCGAGAAGGTTTCTACCGGCTCCTCAACATCAGGGACAATAAACTACGACTTTTTAGGTCAAGCCATTGTGTTCTTCTCAAATAACCAGACAGGAAATCGTACCATCAACTTCATTGGGGATGGCAGCAATGCTTTAAATAGTGTCCTTGCGATTGGTCAGTCAGCTACTTGTTCAGTGCTTTTGGCTCAAGGCTCCACAGCCTACTACCTCAACGCCTACCAAGTAGACGGCACAGCGGTCACACCAAAATGGTCAGGCGGCTCCGCTCCTACTGGGGGCAACGCCTCTGGTATCGACGTTTACACGTTCACGATCATCAAGACGGCGAATGCTACATACACTGTGCTGGCTTCCCAGACGCAGTTTGCATAAGGGGGGCTGAGTTATGGCATATAGAGTGTTTTTCAAAGGTAGAACCCCAAAAGATAAACCTTCGGGGCTATCAGGGGATTATATTTACCCTAATTACACAGAATTAACTGCGGCAGAAGCAAAGCGTTCAGAACTAATTGCGGATGCTGGTGAGCATTTATACGAGTGTAGAGTAGATGAGGTGATTGAGGGATGATATTTAAAAAGCCACAAATTCTGTATGCACCTATGTTGTCTAGCTTTGGCGGCGGTTCGGCCCGTGGGTTTAACCCCGGTGGTGGCGGTGGGGGCGTTGATTTTACATCGTTTACTTTTACAGATGCAAAAACCTATGGACGATTAGGTCCGACACTCTCACAGGCTCTGTCTGTTTACGACACAGCCACTTACACTTGGCTTAGTGACACATCCTTTTATGATGTAACAAGCTCTGGCATTCAAACTTTTGTTGTACCAGCAAGTGGCACATACAAATTCACGGCCCGTGCAGCAGTGAATAACGCTAAGTCTTTCAACACTAGCAATGTTGCTGGAACTACTCAAACTGTTGTTGGGCAAATGAGCCTAAGTGAAGGGGATAAGTTATGGATCGCTGTAGGGCAAAATGCCGGGTCATCCGATAGTAGGCAAACCTACACTTCTTCCACTTTTGGCGCATTTTTTTCGGGTCTAGCTCAAAGCGTTAGAAGTAATATGACTGCTTGTGGACCGGGCGCTACATTTGTTGGTAAGGGTTCGTCGCTCAGTAATACTTCAGTAGTTATTGTTTCTGGCGCACCGGGCGGTAGAGGCGGCGAGGCCGTTAATGATAATTTATCAATTTTAAATGCCAATCAAGGTGAAGCTGGCAACAGGGGTAACCTTGGCTACGGCGGAACTAATGGATCTGGCGGCCAGACTACCATTGGCAACACTTATGGCGGCGGTGGCGGCGGCGGATTTCTTTCAAGTGGCACTGTTGTTACGGGATATGGTGAACCGGGAGATGGGTTTCGGCAAGGCGCATCTGGAGCGGTAATAGCTGCAAATGGCAGTACCTGTGGTGGTTTTGGCGGCGGCGGTTCTGGTCAAGATAATGATGAACCCGCTGGCGGCGGCGGGTACAGCGGTGGCGGCGGCGGCGGATACTCAGGAAGTGGTGGTATCGTCGGATCGCCTCGTACTGGTGGCGGTGGCGGATCGCATTACAGTAATTTGAGCAACACTTCTATAACAGCTTACACGCCGTCTGGTACAGAGCCAGAGCAGGGCTTTCTTACACTCGAAAAGCTATGATAAAATTCTCCTTTAGATGTAGTAACGTAGGGTGTGATTGATGCCGTTAATCAAGATTCAGTTTAAGCCAAATACAAACAGAATGTTCACAAGGAATAAGCCATGAGCAAGCAAACAGTATCATCCGCACATGAGCGTATCGACGGTCTTGAAAAGGAAGTGATCGCCATAAAAACTGAGGTTAAAATCCAGTTTAAAGATTTGTTTGGCCGTGTGAAGCGCATGGAAAGCATTATGATTACTGCTACTGCGTCCATTATTGGTCTGCTTGTGGCTGTTTTAATGAAGATGTGAAATGTGGTGTGTTCTTGTATTTGTCGGGTACGGACACACTTTTGCAAACAACTACGGCACGTTGTTCTATAAAGCCTGCTACTACGATTGTGGCGCACCGGGCGGGAACAATGGTCAATGGTACGATAAACGGCACGTTGTCCACCCAGACGCTTACTGCCCTGCGAGGTACATGGACACATGATCGATCCTATTACAGCAGTCGGCCTTGCCACTTCAGCCTATAACGCTATTAAACAAGGCGTTTCGGTGGGCCGCGAGTTGCAAGACATTACGGGTCAGCTTGGCAAGTGGGGCAAGGCTTGCAGTGATTTTGCCTTTGCCGAAGAGCAGATCAAGAACCCACCATGGTATAAGTTCAAAGGATCAGATACGCACAGCGCCATTGAAATCTTTGCGCAAAAAAAGAAAATGTCCGAAATGCGCAAGGAAATCAAGAACTTCATATCGTGGACTTACGGCCCTTCCGCTTGGGAGGAAGTGTTGCATATTGAGGCGCAGATGCGAAAGCAGCGCAAAGAGGAAATTTACAGGAAAGAAGAGTTTAAACGCGCCCTAATAGAGTGGACCGTGGGCATTGTACTTGTCTTGGCTGGCATAGCAGGATTGGCGATAGTGCTGTATTTCATGGGTCGAAGTCAGGGCAAATGGTAGATGAGGGATGCAGAGATCATAAAACAGTTCGATCAGGCAGTTGAGCTTATTATTGAGGGTTTGGCGGCACGATCTGGCAGAGACTTCAAAGAAGTTCTGGATCTTTTGCAACAAGCAAGAGTCAAAGGTGGTTGAGCATGTGGTTTTTAATTTGGTTTCAAGTTATGAATAACAACATTGAGCATTATCAACTCAATCAGTTCACTACTGAAAACGAGTGTAGAGAAGCTCTTGAGGATGCAAAAGTCTTGATAACTACGAGCCAAACGACGGTGTATTGTTTTGAGGTTATACCGCAATAAGAGGGGTGATTACGTTGTATATGACAAATACGGAAAAGTTGTTATAATAACGCACCACAAACGATATGCTGTAG